TAAAATTGCCACTCAAATGACGGGGCGTGGGATGATTGAGAACCCGACAATGAACACTGCTAGATGCTCCCTCACCCCGCCACTTGAATGGCAGATTAATATTTATTGTTAGAGTAGTGTTCATATTAAATCGTCTGGGTTCTCACATCAGACTGTTGTAACTTCTCACAAAGGGTCAGACATGGCAAGTTCAAAAACGCTCAAAAAAACATTGAACGCCCCGAAGGGGCTATGGTCTATGTCTATATGAATACTTTTGGAGGCGGGGAGACTCGGCATGAAAATGCGAAGGCTTCAAAGGCTGGGGGGCCAATGAAGTTGCGCCACCCCGCTTCCAATCTTTTTATGAAACCACTACTACTAATACCCCTATTACTGAGTAATACCCTTGCCCAAGATGGATCGTTCAATGGGACGGTCTATGATTTGGATTCGGGGCGGATACAGGTCATCAGCGGATCTGTGGATATCAAACCCAAAGAGGACACCTATCTTTCTACCCTTCGCCGTATTAATGCGGAGTTGGCGGAATCAAACGCCCGTATGAGTGCGGAGATTACAGCCAACAATCAACTTTATGAACTGCGCGAGCAGACAAGGCTCTTGCGTAAAATTGCCGACCAATGAGCAACTATCTCAACGTCAATATCCCCACCTTCTTTGCTTTTGTAGATGAAGGGTTCTTTTATGACTTGGAACCTTGTGTCAGCAGGGAGAGACAACTAGTCGAGGTATTTGCCTTCACCTCCATCCCCCAACGATGTGGATTGTTTAGCGTGATGACTGAATACGGAAGCCAACATGCCCGTGTCCCGATCCATTACCTCCATGCAGAGGATACAGGAGGATCGTCTTACCCATTGGACTGGATACAGCTATGGGATTCCATGAGCTACTATTGCTCGGTTAACATCTTGGACTACTGCAAGAATCGGGCAGCAAACATCATGCTAAAGAACAAAACCTTTGAAAGGGCTAAGTATATGTTCACCTTGGACTGGTGTTTCGGCCCCCAGTATACCTCTGGCTACGGCGAGATGGCGGCTGGGCATAAGTGCGGTCATGTATTAGTAGGAGAAGGTGGTCAATATTTTTTACAACCTAACAACCGTGTGCTGTGGATGGATGGGGGATCGTTTATTGCCAAGCAATTCCCCATGAAGCCTGACTGGAGGGTCTTTAGCCAAGAGTTTAGCTGCGAGCATACGGGTAGTAGGTGGGTTAGCGAAAGCGAGGAGGAACTATGGTTCTACGATTTCAAAGAGCAGGGATAGTAATCGCACTACTTATTACAAGTGGTTGTGTTTCCTATCCACCCCGCCCCTATCCTTGGAACTTTCCCCCAGAACATGAATGGAATGCACCCTTGGAGACTAGCTGGGTCAATGCCGTTGATGCCTTCCGTAACTGGACAGCCCCCAAGGGGAGAGTCTGGAATCCGATTATTCGGCAGTATGAGCCTGATTTTGGCTATGAGATTGAACTGATGAAGGTTCTTGAGAAGGATATTGAAGAGCATGAAATGTATCAATAATCCATCCCTGCTTTCGGGCCTCTCGTCCATTAGCGTGGCACCAATCATGGCAACCCCGACAAAGCGCGGCAAACAGACTGTAATCACAAAGGTATCGACCAACCCTGCCCGCCTTATGATGGATGTCTTGACTCTTCGACTTCTTGCACTTCTCACACATGGGATGCAGTGCCAAGTAAGCTTTCTTCACCTTTGCATACTCCTTGTATTCACTCTGGCGCTTGGGGGATGCATGCCGCAACCTTCCGCTGCGTTTAAGTGGAGTTTTTGAACGAAGTGGAGTTTTTCTTGTCATACCTACTATGATCACTTGGAACGATTACAATGATACAAAACCTGATGCAGAGGGAATCTACCTCATCAAAAACGATGAGTCAAACCCTCCATTAAAATGGGCCTGCCACTACCACCCCCACCATGGATGGAGCGGGGTTGGACATATCCTTGAACGTGTGATTAAGTATTGGACACCATGGCCCGATTCAAAGTAGTCCTTACGGTAATCAATGAAGACTCCGTTTCTCCATTCGTTGTCGGCCCAAGATTTCGTAGGGGCGGGCCCATGCCGATGGAAGCACTCTACGCTGAACGTGGTGGCTACTTCTTCGACCCAGAATCAGAAATCGAGATGGCCAGAGATTGCGCTGAACAGTTTACCAAATACCTCAATCAAGCAGAAACCAAGAAAAAGAAAAAATGACTAAAGACAAAACATTCATTGTGTGCTACGGGGATAAAGTTGTGGAACTCCATGCCTCTGGACTAAGCAAGGAAGAAGCAACCATTGAGTCTGAAAGGCTAACAGGCAAAGGATATAACAACGTTCGTATTCGCTTGGAAGATCCTGTTCATCCGACTTGGCCGCTCAACTTCGACGCACAGTGAATATTGCTTTTGCTTATCACAACGGGGACGCCGAATTAGCCATGGAGTCGGCCAAAGCGATTACGGCTTTTGGCATCAACATGCGACATAAAGCGACCCTATGCTGTACGAAGGATACATTTGGAGCTTCTGATATCATCCATGAACTAAAGAAGAGCTTTCCCGAAGTAGACCAATTGTTCACCCAAGACGGGTTTGATGGCTGGCCAATTGGCCCTAACCAGATGTTTGCCGATGTGGCCGCTGCCATGTATTCAACCAATGTTCCATTCTACTTCTGGGAGCCAGATTGCGTTCCCATGAAAGAGGGGTGGGTTGACGATCTCGACGCCGAATACCACAAACAGGTTGGTATCCTTGGTCACCTTTACGAAGGGGGTATGGCATCCAATGGTAAAAACATCTACAAGATGATCGTTGGAAGCGCGGTCTACCCTCCTAATTTCTTGGACTTCTGCCCTTCGGCCCAATCTCTATCAACCTACAATTTGGCCTATAGGGAATCGGGAAATGTTCCAGAGCCTTGGGACGTTCGTTGTCGCTGGAACTTCATGGAGATTGGCCGCGACACACCCCTCATCCGAACCTACTGGAAAAGCGTGAACTACCAGTGGAAGGATGGAAAGATTGTATTCTACGCTGAAGACCCCGAAGCCCAAGCGGTTCAGGGTGTTACTTGCCAAGACAGAATCATCTCCAGCCAAGCGGTGGTCATCCACGGATGTAAAGACGGGTCTCTCCACAAAATGGCACAAGAGGGGTTTCCAATGCCGTCAGATTCGACGGGATTAGTGCAAAGCGTCAACAATGATGCACAAAGTGGGGCGGTTTGTGATAAAGCATCTAAAGTGGTGCGTAAACCGCCCAAAAAAACCAAGAAGAAGCGGGTAATCTCGGAAGTAGAGCGCGAACGCCGCAGGCAGGCGATGATGGAAATTTTGCAAAGAAAGCGTGAACGAAAGGCCCAAGAGGCTGTCTAACGCTTCCTATGCAAGAAGTCATCTTTGAACCATCCGCCGAAACCGCCATCCTTTCCTGCCTCTGTCATGCTCCGTCAGAGGATCAGCGTGAGATCCTTTTATCTATAAAGGAAGATCACTTTTACCTTCAGGAGAACAAGATCATCTTTCGGGCAGTCATGCGCTGTATCGCCAAAGGGATGCAGGCAGACATCATTAATGTTAAGGGAGAGATCGAAGCTGCCAACGAATACGATATCGTCGGGGGTGAACAAAAGATTACAGAAGTTGCAACTTCGTGTGTAGCCCACAACAACTGGAAACGTTACTATCCCAAGTTGGAAGAAGCCCGCTACAGAAGGTCGCTGGAATACTTGGCCAACGACATGGTTCACAAGGCCAGAGACCGCGAATTAAAGATCGAAGAACTCAAGAACTGGTCGGAGACCACTGTCATGCGGGCTGACTATGAGATGGATGATGGCAGCAAGCTTTCTATTAACAATGCCTTGGATCGTGCTGCCCAGAACATCGAATCCACGATCGCTGGAAAACCCTGTATAGGCATTCGCACTGGCATCACTCCATTGGATGACCTTCTCATGTTTGGCTTGCGCGGCGGAGACATGGTTGTCTTGGCCGCAAGACCAGCAGTTGGCAAGACGGCCAGCGCCCTTCAAATTGCCGAAAACGTGGCACTCAACCAAAAGAAGCGGGTCTTGATCTTCTCTTTGGAGATGACAAGCGTTGCCCTCATGGAGCGCATGATCCGCTCGCGGGCGCGTGTGGGCGCTGCTGACATCTTGTCTGGTCGGGTAACCCCGCATCAGAAGCAATCTCTCGGAAGGGCCGTGCAGGAAATCCAAGCATCCGAAATCATCTGTGACGATAGCTCGGCCAAATCTATCGGCTATCTCAAGGCGGTAGCTCGCCGCGCCCATCAGCGCACACCGCTAGATCTCATCATCATTGACTACCTTCAGTTGGTCAAGGGCGATAGCAAGCGTGGAAAAGACAATCGCGTGTGCGAAGTGGAAGAGATTAGCGGCGGCATCAAGGATCTGGCCAAGACCCTCAAGGTTCCTGTTCTGGTGCTGGCTCAACTCAATCGCGACCCAGACAAGCGCGGAGGACGCCCCAGCCTTTCAGACCTCAAGGGATCTGGAGCCATCGAGCAAGATAGCGACATTGTCATCATGCTTCACAGTGAAGACGCCCAAGACCATGAGCAGAATCCCACCATGGAGTTTATTGTCGGCAAGCATCGTGACGGGCCCACAGGCGTAGCCAACATGAGCTTCAATAAGGGGATTACCCGATTTGAGGTGGCGTAGCCTTCCAGCAGAAGGCTGGGAAGTTCAACCCTTCCCCACCTTGTGTGTCAACTGGAAGATGGACAGAGACTGCATTGTAACAGCCACAAATTCCACAGGCTTTAAGCTGCTGGTCATAAGATGTTGTTTTTGCTCCCGCAATATGGGGTAGCATTCCAGCAATTCCCTTGCACCCCCAACAGCCAGAAGTGGAAATTTGATGTGGGCAGGCTGCACAAATCTTGGCCCTGCGCTCCGCCTCCTCTTGATCGACTAGCTGGAATTTGTTGTCTTTGGCAAAGTGATACATTGCCTTGACCCAGCGGACAATTTGAGAGAACCCCAAAGTTTGTTTTTCTTGGGTGCATGGCACACAGTTTTCGTTTCCAGCCATTCTGTCGCAAAGATTGTGTTCTATTTGTGACACAAGATCCACTGGCGGTGTAATGCCCTTGGAGATTAATAGCTTCTCGCAATTCGCAACCATGTCATGCCAATCGCCTCCGCGAACGGGCTCGTCCACAATCGGACAATTTACCCACCATCCCTGTGGGGGAACACTTGATTTTCTCTCGTAGCAAAATTTTGGTACCTCATTCATTGACAACTAACTCCGCTTCATAGGTGTTGTTTTCTGGAATCTTCATGGATTCCAACTTGGTAGCAATGTTAATTTGAATTGCATTCTGTTGGTTGTTGCCCTCAGAAAAGTTGATGGCGGCAGCTTCTGCCAACTGCTTGATGTTCCGCATCATTCCAAGAGCTTCCATACCATCTAGGTCTTGCGCGGCATCAGCGGCCTTGACCAATACCTTACCAGTCAGAAACTTGATCGACTTCTTCATGGTTTCCAGAGACGCCGTGATTTCTGACATCACAGAAGGAACTCCATCATCTTCCCAAGGAGCGGGAGATTGTTCGTTTACCAAACGCTCCCTACACTGAATCCAGCGTTGGGTATCCCGCCATAGGCAAACAGTAGACTCGCTTACCTTTAGTTCCTCGGCAATATCCCGCAGGGTGCGCCCAGAACAGTACATGGAGAACCCCTTGATACATTCCATTCTACGCTTCTTGTCCATCTCCTCCATTCTGGAAGGAGGTGTAACCAAGGCTACGGGACGTTCTTTATCCCAAGGGTAGAGGTTTTCCACTTCGGGATTTTCCTGCCATACCTTGACATACTCGTCCCACTTCTCGCTATAAATTAGTTTTTCCAGAGTTGGTTTATGCTTTGTTTCCAAAGCTTTCATTACCTCTGGCAATCCCCTCCCAGCGGCGTAGAGCCTAAATGCATTCTGTTTTTTGATGCGGTTTTCTGGCGTATCCCAATCCCGCTCTCCGCTCTTGCGCTTTTTCTCCATTCGGATTAGTTTAGTATAAATTTCATAAATGGCAACAGTTGATCAAGGGATAGAGAAATACGGGAGGTTGTGGTTACCTAAAGACGGACAGGCAATTACGCCAATCCGCATTGAGATGGACGCCTTCTTGCAGGGGCTTACCCCCGAAGAAGGTGGGCTCGGCAAGGCTCGACATTATCGCAATGTTGTCTCGGCAATCTGGCCAACCTTCCAGTGGCATAGGTGGGCGGAACTTAGCGCACAGGCATTCTGCAACCAGATCTACGAGGTGGATGAGGCTACGGGCAATCGATTTGTCCGAAGTGTTACTGGTCTCGCTGGTGGCACCGACTCTGGAAAGTCCTACGGGATGGCGGCGTTTGCGCTGGTCAACTGGTTCTGCGATCCGATCAATACAATGACCATTGTGGTCTCTACGTCCAAAATTGACGCCAAACAGCGTATCTGGGCGGCACTGGTCAAGATGTATCGCGAAGCCCGAAACATGGGACTGGCTTCTGGAAGACTCATTGAGTCCATGGATATCATCAAGCTTTCGGATGAGGAGGGGGCTATTATTGATCCCGAAACAGGAGTGAGTGACGCATCTTCCATCATGCTTTTGGCGGCTGGCGATGAATATAAAGATGATGCCCAAAAACGACTTCAGGGTAAAAAGAATCGTCGTATCGTGTTGATAATAGACGAGTTACAGGACTGTTCTGCTTCCGTAATTAACGAAGCGGTCTGGGGATTCAAGGGCGCACAAGAACTCTACATTGTCGGCGCTGGCAATCCCTCCTCCATCTTTGACCCCCATGGAAAGTTCTGCGAACCCATCAAGGGATGGATGAGTGTGGACGAGCAAACCCCGAATTGGAAGATACGGGTGGCTGGTATTGAGGGAGTATGTATCAGGTTTGATTCTGAAAACGACAACCCGAACCAACAATCGTTCGATGCGGGCAAGGGACTGCGTTATCCGTTTCTCCCCAAACCTAATGATGTGGCCTTGGCCCGAAAGGAACTCGGAGAACTTAACCCCCAGTATTGGAGGAAGTTTCGGGGCTTCTGGCCTCCTGCTGACGCTGACGATTCCACGATTGTCTCGGACATCCTGCTGGCCCGCCATGGGGCACTGGATAAGCCGATCTGGGATGGAACCCCGAAAGATATTGCAGGGATTGATCCAAGTTACACTGAGGGAGGTGACCGATTCGTCTTTACCCACCTCAAGTATGGCAAGCTGATTAGTGGCAAGTGGGCGATAGCTGTCGAAAAACAGTATGTCCTTAACCGAAGGGCTGGGTCTCAGGAAGACTTCCAATACGAAATGATCCAACAAATCCACGATCTCTCTCTTAAGTTGGGAATTCCAAATCAATGGATGGGCGTAGACGCCTCGGCTGGTGGTATCTTTTGGTCGATTGGAGAAAGGGAACTGCTAAAGGGTTGGCACGCAGTAAGTTTTGCAGGAGCGGCTTCAGATCTTCCAGTAAGCGCCCAATACGCCATGAGGAACGAAGCCACGGGAAAACCCCAAGTAGGCAAGGAATTGTTCCACAACATGGCTTCAGAACTTTGTTTCGCCTCCCGATACTTCTTGGAGTGTGAGCAACTCAAGGGGATTACCCCTGATCTGGCATGGGAAATGACTCAGAGAAAGTATGTACGAAGGACTCGGAAGATTATTATTGAGTCCAAGACCGACATGAAAAAGCGGATTGGAAAGTCTCCCGACTTATTTGACTCATTTGCAGTAGGATTGTTTGTTGCTCGTAAGGTATTTGGAGCCATGGCTGGTAGTGAGGCGATTGAGGAAAAGAAACGGATCAACAAAGAGACGTTTAAAAAACTCAAACAAGCCTTGACTATAAGGAAGAATTGGTAGATTCTATTTGCCATTTATGGCTCAACTACCGATTGCGGAAGCGGACATCTGCGTGTTTCAAGGTGCCACTTTCAATCAGACTTTATTCTATGAGACGGGCGAACCATCGGCTCCCGTGGATCTTGCGGGATTTACGGCCAAGATGCATATTCGGTCAAAACCCGAATCCAAGGCACTAATTCTTGAATTGTCTACAACTAATGGTAGAATTGTTTTGAATGAAGCTACTGGATCTATTAGGCTTACTATATCGGCGTCTGACACGGCATCGCTCTCGGTTTGTGATAAAGCCGTATATGACCTTGAGCTTTACAACGGGGCCGTCACAACCCGAATCCTGCAAGGCAATGTTATCATTTCACCAGAGGTTACCCGCTAAATGAGCAAGATCTGTATCCCTATTCCTTCTTCCAGTGTTATCGGCGTTTCCTCAACCCCGATTCAAACTCCCAGCGTCAATATCCTTCGTGTCGAGCCATCAATCACTGGACTAGAAGGTGGTGGATCAGCAAATCTTGATGGATTGGCCACAGTTAGTGGAACCTATGCAGTTGGGATTGTTATCTTTTTGGTGATTGCTGGGCTTCCTGCCATTTATCAACTAACAAATGGCACCGATGCCGAAAATTTGCCATTCGTAGTCAGGCCCAATGATTATGATAGCCAAACAGGAACTAAAAGGGTTTGGAAGCGACTAATGTAACAATGAAATATATTCTCTCACTTATTATCAGTGGAGCCTTGGTGGTTTCGGGCTTCGGTCAAACGCGCAATGTTCTGGTTGGAACCAACAACGCTGTAGTCCAGCCCACCAACTTTTGGAGTGCGGACGCTTCCAACGCTCGCACGGGACTCGGTTTGGGAACCGCAGCCACAAACCCAGCATCCGCATTCCAATCTTCTTCTGCCACGCTTTCCAACTTGGCTGCGAGTAATGGCGGAAATTTAACGAATCTTCAGTCCGCAAATTTGGTTGGCATTATTCCAGCGTCCAATATTCCGTCAACTACATTAACCAATATTTCTGGAACTCTTTCGATTGCTTCTGGTGGAACAGGAGCCACCAACGCCGCAACAGCAAGAACTAACCTTGGATTGGGCTGGTCTGCGCTTACGAATACAGATGCCACAAACTTCCGCAATGCCATCGGGCTTGGAGTTTTAGATAGTGTTGAATTTACAGATATAACTGCTGTTAATATTTTGGGAAGTGGAAATACCAATATAGTAATTGACTTGGATGATTCTTGGTTGTTGGCAGAAGGTTCAATTGTTTTTGAATGGCAAACAGAAGCAATAACTTTTTATACTCCAATTGCGTTTGGGGGAACAAATTCAAGTCTTCAGGCATCAAAAAGTCGCACAAATCTTGGCCTACCTTGGAGTGGGCTAACCAATACCAACGCTGTTGGATTTCGCAATGCTTTGGAAATAGGGACAACCAATACTCTTACAATTGCTGGAATTACTGCTCAAAATATTACGGTTACGGCGGGAGGTGGTATTACATTGCAGTCTGTTATTACAAATGCCGCATCGTTTAGGACTAATATTAGCCTTCCTTGGTCTGGTCTCACAAATGCAAATTCTTCAACATTCCAAGCGGCATTATTTGGATCTAATACCAATCCAGTTTTGGTTAATACCAACGGAGAAGTGGTTAGTCCAACCAACTTCTGGGCAGTGGCTCCCATTTCCACAACTGTCCAATATCAGACAAATGTTACTGGAACATCAACAAATGATGCAACAAACAGTCGCAATCTATTTCTGTTCAGTCTTTCTCCTTCGGTGTCGGGAATTACCAATACGGTGACATTGCCCACGAACCCCGCAACCACATTTGAAGGAGATAGAGCAACTATTATTCATCTAGCCCAAACAACCAATGCTGTAACAGCTATTAGGCAATTGGGCGCAGCAACCAATATTATTACGCTCAACCAGCTTGATGAAACGGTTCTATTGATGTATCGCAGCGGAGCATGGATACTGGCCGACAACATCTCTTATGTTGAGCCTATCTTCTTTTCAGGAACCAATGCAGCAGCTAATGCGGCGGCAAGTAGGGCAAATTTGGGATTGGGCGCGACCAATCAAGTTGTGTTCTCAAATGTTGTTGCACAACAAATACAAACAGCCGCCGTTGCGCCAATCTATACACTCGATTTATTTAACGCAAGCATCCTTTTTAACACAAACATCCTTCTTAGTTGGTCTGACACAGAATTTACATTCGCAATTCCCGTTGAATTTGGTAACACCACTAACGCCGCAACTACTCGCACCAACCTCGGCCTTGGCCAAACCAATAGCGTCACATTTTCTTCGCTAACTCTTTCAAGTGATCTAACTTTTGGCAGTGGAGATAACATTGTTCTGTCCACAACAAATGGAACAAAGATTGGAACAGCAACAAACCAGCTTCTTGGCTTTTATAATCAAACTCCTATTGTGCAACCATCCACAACGGGAGTTACCACCAACGGATTTACTCAGGGAAGCGGAAACAATGTCCACCCAAATAGCACATTTACTGGTGGCATAGGAACAAATGCATACACGATTTCGGATATTGTAGCGCATTTGAAATCTCTTGGACTGATCGCTCCTTAAGCACATTTTATAAATGACTAACTACTGGAGACTTGAAAGAGATATTGAAATCGTCCAAGGAAAAACATGGACGGCGAAGTTTCGTTATCTGACCAAGTCTTGTAAGGGGAAGTCTAATGTCCCAGTCAATCTTTCGGGCTACGGGGCCAACATGGTCATCCGTGAGTGCGCCAAGGATAGTGCCACTTTGCTCACATTGACCTCTGGAAGCGGGATTACGCTCGGCGGGAGCGCGGGCACCATCGAAATCGAAATCACCGCTACACAGGCCGCAAACCTCACCGCAGGCGACAACGTCTACGAAATCGAACTCTACCTCGGCTATACCTATATCGCATTTGCTACGGGTAAGGCCAAGGTCTATCAGGAGATTGCCCGATGAGCCAAGAAGTCATTGAGGTAACAGAAAGAGAAGTAGAAGTTATTGAGATTGTGGAGCGCGGCCCCGTTGGGCCAACTGGCCCGCAACCAGATATTAACTATACTGTAGTTTCTTCTAATACCACATTGCAGGCAGCAGATCTTATTGCTGCCGATACTTCTGGAGGGTCTTTTACTCTTACTCTTCCACTAAATCCTAGTAACGGTGATGCGGTAGACATCTTCGATTTCTCTGACACTTTCGACACCAACAATCTGACTATCGCCAGAAACGGAACCAAGATTGAGGGAATTGAAGAGAATTTAGTCTGTAACATTGAAGGAGCCTACTTCACGATGATTTATACGGGAGCAACCCGTGGATGGCAGATTCTTCCGCGCTACGGCACTTCTGGCGGTGCTGGAGAGTCTACACTTACCACAACTGGTGACATGCTCTATCGGGCTACAGGCGTCAATGCCCGACTCCCAATAGGAACCGCAGGACAGGTTCTGAAAGTAAACAGTGGAGCCACTGCTCCCGAATGGGGAACCATCTCCACCGCACCTAGCGGCCCCGCAGGCGGAGACCTCACTGGAACCTATCCTAATCCAACTTTAACTACTACGGGGGTTGTTGCTGGTACCTACACCAAAGTCACCGTTGATGCCAAGGGGCGGGCTACTGTCGGAGCTTCCGCCACAAAGTCTGATGTCGGATTAAGCAATGTGGACAATACGTCTGATGCCAACAAGCCCGTATCCACAGCTACCCAGACGGCACTAAATCTCAAAGCCAATCTAGAATCTCCCGCTCTCACGGGAACCCCGACAGCACCTACTGCTGCTGCTGGAACTGATACTACTCAGATTGCTACTACGGCATTTACGCTGGCGAATCGCGGAGACCGATATCTAACAACCAGCACATCTTCCCACTCTCTTACTACTGGTTCCAAGACATTTACTGTACAGTCGGGACTTAGTTATACTCCAACACAGGACGTTACCATTGTATACGATGCAGCCCGTCATATGCATGCTTTTGTTACCAGCTATTCTGGAACATCATTGGTTGTTAATGTCGATACCGTAGAAGGTAGCGGAGGGCCATTCACAGCTTGGACGATCAATGTTGGCGGGCTTTTGACGGCGCAAGGGGCGCTTCTAGAGGTTAACAATCTCAGTGATGTCAGCAACCCCGCAACCGCACTAACTAATATCGGAGGTGTGCCAACATCCCGAAGTATTAGTGCTGGCACTGGATTGACTGGCGGCGGCGACCTCACGGCCAACAGGACTTTGGCCGTATCTTACGGAACCACAGCGGGAACCGCTTGCGAGGGGAATGATGCGCGGCTTTCGGATGACCGCGACCCGAATCTTCATGCCGCAAGTCACCTCCCCGATGGCGCGGATGAGCTTTTTGATCAGTCGTTGAATACGGGGGATAACGTTGAGTTCGCTAATGTAATATCCACTAGCGGCGTCGAAACTTTCGATCTCATTGTTAATGCTAGTTTTGAGTTTAAGGACTCAGCAAACGAATTTTCTGCAACAATATCCGCTCAAGACAAACTTAGCGCAAACAGGCAAATTGATATACCCAACGCCAGCGGAACACTCGCCCTCCAAGGAGCCATCACCACCTCTGGCCTAACCCAAGCCACCGCCCGCATCCTCGGACGCACGACCGCGAGCACGGGTGCCGTCGAGGAGATCACAATCGGATCGGGATTGAGCCTGTCGGCGGGGGAGTTGTCTTCCACCGTCAGCGCGGGCATCCCTGCAACCCTCCTTGACGCCAAAGGCGACCTCATCGTGGCCTCGGCAGCGGATACGGCGGCACGGCTGGCAGTCGGAGGCACCAACGGCCATGTGCTGACAGTCGATTCGGCTGAGACTTTGGGAGTGAAGTGGGCGGCGGCGGCTGGAGGCATCGGCGGCGGCACAGGCTCCACCGACAACGCCATCCTCCGCGCTGACGGCACAGGGGGCAGCACGTTGCAGTCGAGCGGACTCGTCATCGAAGACGCAGTGACCGCTTTCGCCACAGTCACAGGCGACGCGGGCACCGACATTATCACCGCCACTGGCTCGGCTTTCGCCAACGGCCAAAAGGTGCGCTTCACGGCCCTCACTGGAGGCGCGGGGCTTAACACCACTACCAACTACTTCGTCATCAACGTCAGTGGAGCGACATTCCAGTTGTCTACGACAGAAGGCGGATCGGCCTCGCTTTTCACAACCAACATCACGGCTGGCACTTTGCTCACGGGACACTCCGCCCAAGCTCATGTTCAAGTAAGAAACGCAGCAAGCGATACTAATTCGGCCTTGGTGCTAACACCGAAAGGAACTGGGGCATTTATTGTTGGGCCTACTCCAGATGGAACCGCAACTGGCGGAAATGCAAGAGGCGCAAATGCTATTGATATTTCTGCAAACAGATCAACAGCAGATCAGGTGGCGAGCGGGAGTAGTTCTTTGGTAATCGGCCAAGGAAGTCGAGCAAGCGCGTCATTTGCAATCGCTTTTGGACAAAACATAAATTCATCAGGCCAAGAAGGCGTTGCGGTGGGATATAATTCAAACTCTTCTGCATTTCAGTCTTGTGCGTTTGGGCCAAATTCAAATGCTAACACATCTACTGGAGCGTGTGCTGTTGGCCGAAACGCATCATGCAGTGGAGATACCGCATCAGCTTTAGGAAGTTCCTCAACTGCCAGCGCCACTAATGCAGCAGCAGTAGGGGCAGCAACAGCAAGTCTCCGCGCACAGTTAGCAAGCCGCCCATTCAATGCAATTTATTGGGGCGGCGAAACCACCACCGCAACCCCGCTCATTCTCAACTTAGATGCAACGGCCACCAACCGCTTCACCATCGCCGCCTCCACCGCGCTGGCCGTGGACATCCTGCTCGTCGCCCGCCGCTCGGACACGCAGGACAAATGGCTCGTCGCCCGCCGCTTCCTCGGCATCCGCCGCGATGGCTCAAACAACACTTCGCTCATCGGCAGCGTCCAGACACTCGGCGTCGATCAAAGTGACGGCTCGCCATCGTGGACGTTTGCGCTGACTGCCGACAATACCAACGAAGCCCTGCAACTGGAAGTCACGGGCGCGGCCTCCGAGACGATCCAATGGCGTGCCACCGCATTTTACCGAGTCGCTTAATATGAACTCCGAACAAATCTACAACGTCCTCTTGGCCGAACCCCGCAGCATAGACGGCAAGACATGGCACGGCTTCAGCTACCAGATAACCCGCGATGATAGCGGCAAGATCGAAGTGCGCGAGCATGGCTGGCCGACAAAGCTGACGCTTTGGGAATCGGACGGCCCCGAACTCGACACCTTGGACGAAGCCACGGTCAAGGCCGCTATCGAAGACGCACTGCCTGTGGATGAGAGCTATGTGATTCCGCCGCCGCCTGTGCCGTATGTGGAGACATTCACGGCAGAGCAAGTGGTCGCCAAGTATTTCTCGGCCTACCAGATCGCCGCACTGCAACGCTTGGAGATGGCCTTGCTTCAAGCAGGCAAGCCCCTCGGCGTGAAGATGTCGGCCTGCAAGCAATGGCTGGAATCCGTGATGCTTGGCTGGGCGCTCGATCCTACGCCGAAGGAGAGCTTTGGAAGTCCTACGGCTACGTTTGAAGAGGCCAGCGCCGAGGCCGTTGCCGATCTATCGAGCCCGAACCCCGAAACATAATAGTCGCCTCCAACCCCGAATCCAGATATACTAAATAGTCAATGGCCTCCCTCTCTGCATATTACCCATTACCAGTAGTAGCTGGCACCACCGCAGGAACCTATGCGGAAGGAGATGACCCAAGGTTTGGAGACGGTCTCACCGAAGCCCCAGAAGACGGAATCATATACGGCAGGAAAGATGCCGACTGGGTTGATATTACAGAGCCTGCTAATCTTCAGGTTCGGCGCGGCACCGCAACAGAAGTAGCAGCCATCACCCCCTTGGAGGGGGAGCCAGTTTGGGAGACCGACACCAAAAAACTAAAAGTTGGAGACGGAATTGTTGCTGGTGGATTCCCCGCTTCAAAATTTCCTCTTGACGGAACTCTGATGACATTTCCCACAGGGCCAAATTCAAGGGGCGCGGGTTCTGTGTTTATAGGTGGCGATGTAGAGGCCATTGGTGGAACATTTTTAGGCGGGCCATTTGTTGCTGGTAACGCGAGAGGTAGATCGGCTGTAGATTTACAGGGTGAGAGAACAGAGGCAACTCAGGTTGCTTCTGGCCAGTATTCCCTTATTGCTGGCTCTTCAAGATGCACGGTAAGCGCGAACAATTCGTGTATTATAGGCTCTTTAACTTCCACTGTTAGCGGATTTTCATCTTGTTTAATTTCTGGAGATAGTGGTACTACGGTTAGCGGCTCTGGTTCTTTTGCATTTCGCTCAAACATTACTTCTAATGAGTCGGTCGCCTTTACAGGTAGGGCAGATCGACGAAACATGCTTGCCCATGGATCAAGTGGCACGTTAGCAAATTTTAATTTTTCAGAGAGGGCGCAAGCTGTTCAGTTTATCCTTAAGGGCAGGACAACAAACTCCACTCCAACCGAATTAATCATCCACACTGAAACTTATCTCACCATACCAACGGATGTTGCATTATTCGGTCAGGTTGAGATTTGTGCTATTGAGGAGGCCACGGCCACAGAAGCAGCGCACTATATCCGCAAGTTTGCCATCCAGAATTTAGGTGGCACTACCTCATTAATCGGATCAGTGACAACTGTCGGAACAGACCATGAATCTCAGGCTGGATATGATGTTTCTATTACCGCTGATAATACTTCGGATTACTTGAAGATTTCTGTAACTGGGGATAGTTCTAAAACTCTTCGCTGGCTTGCCGTTGTGCGCGGCTGCGAGATGGATATTGCATAGCCATGGCTATTGAGCCAGCTATTAACTGTCCTATTGATTGTGGGGTTGCCACAACTCCTACTTTTGCTAGGCAATTTTCCAAGCAAACCGTTGCAGACAGAACGGCAGACCTTGATTTTGTTATAGAATACACGCCATTATCATCTGGATCATCCCAATCTGATATGTTGGGGGATATTAATCTTATCAGAGACACATATCCAACATCAGCAACTAATGTTAGGGCTATTGTTAATTTTCGACCAGAAAAGTTTGGCTTTGTTGAGTCTTATGCCAGTGAAAACACATCAATTCTTTCAAATTCATCAGAAGAATCAAATCTCTTTGAATATGAATCTACTGGGACTACGTCATTAACGGTAGCTTTTGGTACTAATGAAAAAATAACAAAAGCCGTAACAACTTCCACGTTGTCAGAATCGGCCACAAAAGAAGTTTTCCAATCTTTTCTTAATGGTTCTTTGGGGCGTCACATCTATGATCAGATAAGACAATACGCCGATGGATCAACTTCTCCTCCAAATCATTATCCGCTATATTCCACATTTGACTATACGAATAATATTTATGTTAGAAATACAGGAAGTTGGACTTATCCATTGGATTTTTCTGGTTTAACAGTCAATAAATCTGGTAGCGGAGGAGTTACAAATGTAACGGCAATAACACCATATCATGCGATTGGTGCGGGGCATTATCCTCCAGAAGTTGGCGATATATTATATTTTTGCGATACAAACAATCAACTCGTTTCAAGGACAGTTGAAAGCAGAATTCTTTCTGGGGATTTCGATGGGGTGGTAGTTAAATTTTCAGAGCCACTTCCATCAACTGTAAAAAAATACAAAACACTACCATCAAATTTTGAAAATTATCTACCAATCAATAGGAATATTTATCGAACTGATGGAACCAGTAGGTCATTAAGATCTTCTGGTATTCCGATAGTCGTTTGTAGCCATTACCGATGGGACTCTGAATGGCCCTTACAGAGGCCCAATAGATATGCTTATTTTTATGAAACTGGTGAAATCATAAATCCTTTATTTGGATTAGACGTAATTTATTATATTTCAGCAAATTTCATAGCATATGCAAATAACTTGCCAAATTATAACGGAGATCCATCAAATATTCGTGGCGGGGACAGTGGAAGTCCTTGTTTTTTTATTATTAACAATGATTTAGTCCTTGTTAGCCATCATGCCACAGGAAATAGTGGTCCGTTTCATCCTGATTGCCTTTCATTTATTCAAAGCATGATTAATACACTTGGCCCAAGTGGACAAACTTATGAAACTGTAGATCTTTCAGAATTTACCAACTTTTCTTCCTAGTTGACTTTATATAACAATCAACCTAAACTTATACTTTAATGGCATCTCAAGGATCAGCAGAACTAGAAAACCTACCAGAGAGTGGTAGTCCCCCAAAAAAGCGTATCAAATCATCCGATAGCCTTGTGGCCATCGCTAACAAGTATATCGAACAAGATGAGGATGCGGCCTATCTTCGGGCGCGGGCGCAAGCCTTGGTCAACGGGGAAGCACCCTATGATGCCGAAGAGCTTAAATCAAAGGGGTTAACCCATGTAGTCAACGCCAACTTTGGAGAGGCCAATGCCATCATGGAAGCCGCCTTGGCTCCGTATATCGAACTCCAGAACGGAGTACCCCGCATTGCCAACGTCATTATGAATTCCTATGATGGGGATTCTAACGAGGACTCCGAAATCATCTCTGAAGAGTTTGACTGGATGCTTAAGGAGTGGAGCGACCATGCTTATAACATGCAGCTTCTTTCCCGCGAATTTGTGGGTGATGGGGTCGGGGTAGCCATGTGGCCTGACGAACGCTCTATCTTCTGGGAGCCTTGCGGTCTCAAGGATTTCAAGGTAGCTCGCGATACAAAGGTATCAGATGAGGCTATCGAGGTTGGAATTGTTCAACGCTCCATGAGCGTGAGTGAACTTTACCGCTACATCCGCAATCCCAAAGCCGCGAAAGAACTTGGTTGGAACCTCAATGCCGTAAAGCAGGCTATCTGGAAAGCTTCGACCAAGCGGGATCAGTGGAAGAACTACACCGCCCACTGGGAAGACTTTGAACGCGAAATCAAGGAGAATGACCTCTATGCTGGGGAATCGGCCTACCACCGCGCCCAGCTAATCTACGGCTACAATCGCGAATTCGATGGAAAGTTTACCCAGCTTATCGGGTCTCGTGATTCTTCGGACTTCCTCTACGAGCGTTATTCCCGCTACGGAAACGTGAACCAGTGCTTCGTCATCTTCACCTACGGAGTTGGACAGGGAACCTTCCATACGATTCGCGGACTCAAGCAGAAGATCTACAACCAGATCCAGATTTCTAACAGGGTTCTGTGTCAGTCAGCCCAAGCCGCCATTACCTCTGGACTTATCCAGTTGCAGGGTGACGCCGAAGCCATCCAAGACTTTCAATATATTGAGGTCGGGCCTTACACGTTCATCCCTAGCGGACTGACCCCAATCCAACTTCAACCTCCGTCGATTGCCACTCAGGGTCTTCCTGTCTACAATCTTATGAGTCAAGTGTTGCAGAATAACACGGGCAGCTATCGTTCTCGCCAAACCACCCCCGAAGGCCAAGCCCGTTCTGCTACGGAAGTTGTCCAACAGGCCCGCCAAGAATCCACGCTCAACGCCGCAGCACTGGAACTCTTCTATACTCCCTACAACAAGCTTCTAACCGAACAATACCGTAGGGCGGTCAATCCTCTCCTTACGGCCAATGATAAGGGAGGGCAACTTGCCCTTGAATTCCGTAGGCGCTGTGCGCGTCGAGGAGTTTCCATTGAGCGTATGCGCCAGTTCCTCAAGGTTACGGCATTCCGCGCCATGGGTGACGGAAGCCCCGTGATGACCGAAATGGCGAGCAAGCAATTGATGGAACTTTATTCCTTGATGGACGAGAAGGGGAAAGAAAACACTCTACGTTCCGTCATTGCTGGCATCTCTGGTGTGGGTTGGCAGAAGGTCAATCTCTTCGTCTCCGACAAGGGTCCGCGCCGTGTGGTGGACTTTGACATCGCCAACCTTGAGAATGGTAACCTCCGTCAGGGTATTCCGCAGATGGTTCACGATAGTCAGAACCATGCGGTGCATATTGAGGCCCATATCCCGATGATTGCCGAGATTATTGAGGCCCACCGCCAACAGCAAATGGCTGATGAGCAGGCGATGCAGATCTTGCGTCCTGCTGCTGACCATGTGACCGAACACCTCGTCTTCTTCTCCAATAATAGCTATCGGGCGCAAGAAGTCCGCGAACTCAAACGCCAACTCCAAAACCTCACAGCTTATATCGATGAGCTTGAGCAACAGGTGATCAACCGCATGATGGCTCAACAGAGCCAAGCACAAGAGCAAGCCATGCAGGAAGCCCCGCAAGGACAGATTGATCCCCGATCCGAAATGGAACTCCAGAAGGCCCAGTTGAAACTGGCTGAGATGCAGGAAAAGCGCATGATGAACCAAGAGACGCACCAGCAGAAAATGGAGACCATTCGTCAACAAATGGCTCTTAATGATCTTAAAACCCGCAGTTCCATTCTTGAGAAAACAGCCAGACCCGCAGGCCGACCCCCGATGGCCGCACAAACAGTATAATTTTTAAGCTATTTGTGCTAGACAAAGTTAGAATCTGAGTATAGTTAGACTTTATTAATGGATTGGACAGATCAGGATTCGCGTGAGTGGAGCAAAACTTGGGCTATGCCCCATATGCAAAAGGGGCTTAAGTTTATCTCCAAACGGGTTCGCCCGAAACGGAGCAGTAGTCCTGTGGCGCAGGGTTTTGATCTGTCGCCAGTGTTCATTAAGAGCGCGGGTTTTTATGAGGGCAGTCAAGAGGTTATGGATCTCATTGATACCTTGGGGCAGGGACAGGTAAATAAACCTAAATTTGACTTGCCAGAACCCTTCTCTCATATAACTTCAGAAGAAACCAACTAACATAACTAATATACTATTATGGCCGATATCCTCAATTCAGCCCTCACGGGTGACGCAGACTTTGCTGGCACAATCTTTGGCGGCAAAAATCAAGAACCTGTAGAGCCGACTCCAAGTGAGACGCCCGCCCCCGAAACTCAGCAAGAAGAGCCCAAGCCCGCCGCCGAAATCCCGAAAGAGGAAACTCCCAAGGCGGAGAAAAAAGCTCCCGTTAAGGCGGAGCCCAAGGCCAAGACAACCAAGGAAGAGGTAGAGAAGAAGGTTGCCGATATCACCAAGGAAGTGTCTTCGGAGAACACTACAGAGAAATCAAATGAAAATACTTCGGATGATGATCTTCCGCTAAACCCCCACTTTTCCGACAAGCCTGTCTCTGATAAACCCGAAGGTGATGATTCTGAGAAGGGGGTCTCAAGCTGGAAAGAGATCAAAAGCGAAATGAAAAAAGCCCGCGAAGAGCGGGATCGCTTGAAGGCCGAATTGGACGCCACCAAAGAGAAGGTGGGTAAATATGAGGGTGAGACAGTCAAAAGCCTTCAGGAAGAACTGGAAAACTACAAAACTCGCATGGCAGAGCTTAATCGCGAGCTAAAGACCGCAAACTTTGAGCGAAGCCCCGAATACGTCGAAACGATCAAAAAGCCTCTCAGTGGCCTTCAGGGCGATTTAAAGGCTATTGCGGAAGCCAATGACGCAGACTTCTCCAAACTCTGGCAAGCCATCACTGAGCCCGATGCCCGAAAACGTATCGACTCCTTGGAAGACCTGACCAGCGACTTTAAGCGCATGGAACAGTTGTCCATTGTCAAGATGGCCGATAAATACCATGAGTTGGCCCAATACCATGAGCGTTTCCAGAGCGAGGCCGAGTCCCTTGCCGAAGCCGAAAACGCCCGAAAGGCCCAATCTGAGCAGGAGTTTATCGAGAATGACCAGAGGCTTCAGAAGGCGTTTACAGCCAAGACTTGGACAAATCTGGAAGACCGCTACAACTTCCTTCAAGAGATTGATGGGCAGGATGAATGGAATGGCAGCATCCGCAGCGCAAAAAAAAACGCCGCCGAGACCAATTTGGATCGCTTGAGCGTCGAAGACCGAAGCGCCATCCTTGCGCGGGCTGCTGTTGTACCCTTCCTTGAGTCGGCTATCAACCACTACTCTGCCCAATTGCAGAAGGTTAGCGAGACCAAGGACGCCGAAATCAAAGAACTTAAAACCCAACTGGAAGGACTAGTTGGAGCCACTCCGAGTCTTGGTAAGGCCACCGAAACGGATACCAACGAAGAAGACGAAGATGTGGATAGCTTGATGAATTTCGGAAAATCTATATTCCGTTAAAATTCTGCTATTGACAATTTGGCGTAAATGTAATAGTTTGCGCTCAAGACTTAAGTCTGAGTTGGTCGCAGACGCCTCGCTGGCTGGTTAGCCTTCAAAATTTGTAGCCGTAAATCTCTGGTCGCGGCCCAGAAAATCAACCGATAGACGGACATTCTATGCCCATCAATCAAACCTAACCCTTAAACTAAATAGAAAAAAATATACTAATATGTCAGCACAAACTGCTACCACCTGTGAAGCCATTAGTGATCAGTTTCAACGCGAAACTGGACGTATCGCTCTTGGCACACATCGCTTGGGTCTTTATAAAGATCCCTATATGCGTTTCGTAACGCAATCCGCTTTCCCCGACAATATGGGCGCGGTTATCACCAACACCATCGCCCAGCGCACTGTTGCCGTTGGTAGCGGTTGGGAAGATGTCGGCGTCACTGGCGTTGATGGCGAAGCCAACTCCTGCTTGGCCCCCGTCAAAACCGTTGGCTATGCCTTCGATCAGAAAACCTTCAAGCTCCGCCATCAGGCGATTGAGTCGAACTGGATCTGCTTGGAAGACGTTCGTACTTCGGCGTTCCCGATTGACGATGTCAACAACTACATCAAGATCCTTGCCGACAACGTCAACAAAGAGTGGGTTGAGCGTTATGACAATGACTACTACGCAGCCGTGACGAAAGTCTCTGTGGAACCTGGCCTTGCCGAGTCCACGGGATCGACTTTTGGTTCGCTGCCGAACCCGACCTCCGTCCTCACGGTTGGCGTCCTTCGCGAACTCTATGATCGTCTCTACCAGAACAACGCTGGTGATGACGGTGATGCGGTGACCGATGACGGATCGCCTGTTTTCAACGTGTTCGCTGAACGCGCCACGATTGAGAACCTGATCAAGCTCAACGACGATGTTCGTCAGGACATCCGTTGGAGTGATCGTGTTAATGATCTGCTTGGTGCCAACGGCTCCTCGCTCCTGCCCCGTAAGGCTTATGGTGGATTCGTGTTCCATAGTCGCCCGTTCCCGAAGCGTTTCAACGACAACGGTTCTGGTGGTTATACCGAAGTTGCTCCTTATGTCTCCACGACAGGTGCGACCAAAGGCACGAAGTTCATCATCAACCCCGCCTACAAGGCTGCGAAATACACCTCCACGGTTGTTTTCCATCCGAAAGCGGTTGAGTGGCTCGTCCCGAATCCTAACCTCAAAGTTGGAAAGCTCGTTTACGATGCCCAAAACTATCGTGGCGATTTCCGCTGGATCAACGAGTTCGACCGCAATTGTAACCCTGACAAAAACAGCGGTTACTGGCGGGCGAAGATGGCGTGTGCCGCGAAACAGGTGTTCCCTGAATTCGGCTATTACATCCTCCACTTGCGCTGCAACCTTGCGGCTGACTTGGTGGCATGTCCTAGCGCGTCAGGCTACGGTTACCTCGCGTAATTAGTTAGTCTCTATTCATCAAGGCTTGCCTTGGAGTAAAATCTAAGGCAAGCTCTATGAGGAGAGAATAACTAAAGGGTTGCAGTGTCTTCTGGAATGGTGTAGTCTTTCACCATGTCCTATAAAGAGTGGAAACAGAAGTGGACAGCGGAATACAATGCCCGTCCCGATGTTAAAGAAAAGAAGCGCCTGTATGCCCAGCGCCCAGAAAACAAGCTGAAAGAAAAGCTAAGAAAACAGAAGTATAATCAGCGTCCAGAAGTTAAGGTGCGGAATCTTGCGCGGCAAAACACGCCTGAAGCCAAAGAAAAGAAAAGGCTGTATTCCCAAAGGCCAGAAGTTAAAGAACGCCACAAACTTTCTATAGAAAAATACAAAGAGAAAAACAAAGACCTTGTCAAAGCTTGGGCAAAAGCATATAGCAAAAAGAAAAAAACTGATCCCGAAGCTATTAGAAAAAGAAAAGAATACGAAAAGAAAAGATATCAAAATCCAGAATATCAGCGTTCCAAAAAAGAATATGTTAAAAACAATATTTCAAGAATCAGAGAATACAGAAAACAATATGCCCTCAAGAAAAAAGATTCTTTGGCCCAAAAAAGAAAACAAAGACGCTTAACAGACAGTCACTACAAGCTTAAATTGGCGTTAAGAAGCAGGCTATCAAACGCGGTAAGGCGACATCAAAAATGCAACTCAACTCTCAATCTTTTAGGGTGCGATATTGATTTTTTAAAGCGACACTTGGAATCTCAATTTAAAGAAGGAATGTCTTGGGATAATTGGTCTACACATGGATGGCACATTGATCATATTGTCCCTTTTGGACAATTCGATTTGTCCGATCCAATACATCAAATAGCAGCGTGTAATTGGCGTAATCTCCAACCTTTGTGGGCCAAAGACAATCATTCTAAACTTAACAAATTAACCTCAAAAGGCTCAAAACTTAAATCTAATCTTTTAAGTGTTGCAAAAGAAATATATTTCAAACAATGCGGCTTGACTATTAGATCTATTTAAAATAATCTACCTGAACATCTAATCAATTTATTATTATGAACAAAATCGAAATCCCAGAGGGCTACACGCTCCCCGCAGAAACCGAGGATGGGCAATCCTTTGAAGAATTGGTGACCTTCCGAGTCGAAGGCGAATACCTTGTTCCTACCATGATTGCTGGCGTCGAGATCGCGGCTGAAGAGGCCGAAGACGAAGACGAGATGGAGGACGAGGCCGCTGACGAAATGGAAGCTGGCGTGTCCCCTATGGCTGGCATGGGTGAGCGTATCATGGGCATGGCTTAAAGGACGGAGACCATAGGCTATGGCTCTCCCTACTTTAGATGCGGTGTTTGCTTCGGCGGCGGATCTGCCCCGAAGGATGATGCTTGCCCAATGGTTGGTAAATGAGTTGGGTTCGGGGTCGGTCGCTAATTACGTTACCCTCCCAGAACGCTATCTCTGGGCTAAGATTGCCGTAGCTGCTGGCGCACCTAGAAGCGAAGTGGACTACATCTCACTTCCTAAACAATATGTCTGGAAGGCTATCTATGATGCGGTTTCGGGGTCGAGCCTTGGCACTATCGATTGGAGTGAGAAACAAGCCTTGGGGCATATCGCCGCCGCCTATCGCGGAGATACGGCCAACCCCGCAAACCTAGCCACATACATTGACTGGCCTTGGCGCTATCAAGTGGCTTCAATTATTACAGCACTATGAGCGTAGAAGATATACCAAGACGCAGAGGGATGGAGCGCGGGGTAAAACTCACAATGAGCGAGTTGATTGCGGGAATTGCCCTGATGGTTACTTTGTTTTCGGCACTCAATGGTTGGGTTGTCCTGCCCGAACAAATGCGCTCTATCCAAGCCAATGACGCTAAACAGGATGCGCGGATTGAGATGATCAATAAGGAAAACCAAGAGAGATCTGAGACCCTAGCCCGCATTGATGAGCGCACAAAAAGAATCGAAGATTACTTGAAATCCAAAGGATTCTAGTTTAGCTTTAAATCTATGAAATCATTCTTTGCCAAAATCTGGGGTATTACCTCAAACGTCTTTAACTTCTTCCTTCCCGTCCTTCGGGAAATTGCTTCCTCTTCGGTAGCAGTTCTTCTCCCGATTGCGCTGGAGATCGTCCAATCGCTGGCCTCCACCGACAAAACTGGGGCCGAAAAGCGCGAAGCCGCAGTCAAAAAACTCACTGCTGCTGCCAAAAAGCAGGGCGTCAGTGCTTCGGAGTCCCTGATTCGTTTCACGATTGAGTCGGCGGTTCAACGCTACAAACTGGAGCAATAACCAAATGAAAGATAAAATCCTCGCATTTCTAGTCAGTAAATTGGGCGGAGTCATCACTCCCCTCATTGCCATGGTGGTTGCCGCCATCGTATCCCGTCTCGCCATGGTTGACCCCAAATTGGCAGAGTCCGTCGATCAGGTCAGTCTTACTGGCTTCATTGTGGCCCTCCTTATCTCTATCGTTAACTACGTTACAAACGAAGTAAACGTCAGGGGCGTCAAAAAGATCCAAGCCTTGGTTCATACTGACGAGGACGGAGTGGCTGGGCCGATTACCTACACTGAAGTTCGTCGGGCTATCGCTATCAAAAAGCCTGTTCGCCGTAAGAAGAAATGAGATTATCCCATGAAACCCTCAAAGCAATACTCGTCCCAATCCCGCCCAAAGAAGATCGCAGAAATTTCTTTGTCCGTCTATTCAGTTCCCTCAAAGTTGGAATCCAAATCAAGCGGGGCCATGATGGAAAGGTTGCCAAGTCCTACCGAATCGGAGGTAGAGCGGATTTCTAGGAACTGGGATATTGGGCGGCGTAAGTGTTGCTGGTAACCTGATGGGGTCTACCCATGTGGAAATCAATCCTGAAACTACTTGGGCTAGAGTCAAAAAGTGGCCAAGTGCCGTCCTTGCCGAATTCGCCATCCGTATCCAAGCCGAACTCCATGACAGAGCCGAAGCCCGAAAAGAAAACCTATCGGGAGACCAAGGTAACAACCCCGAACAAAAGCCGAAAGCCCATAAAGCCACAGGCCATCGTCCTCCACCACAGCGGGGGAACCTACAACGGGGGAGTAAGCTGGATCAAAAACCCCGCAAGTAAGGTCTCCTACCATTGTCTGATTGCGCGAGATGGCCGCAGGACGGTCTTCGGTAACGACACAGATAGGATGTGGCATGCAGGGGTCAGCAGCTACAGGGGGAAAAAGGACGCCAATAGTTGGTCAATCGGGGTGAGCTTTGAGGGGGACAGCTACAAGGAACCCCTAAGTGATGATATGATTGAGAGTGCTATTGAGTACATCAAGCCAAGGATGGAAAAGTGGGGAATAGGACTAGACATGATGCTGGATCATCGTATTATTTCCTCACCAAGGAAGAATGACCTCAATCCCGAAGAGTATCGAAAATTTATCACCCGTCTTAAAAAAGCAGTAAAATGAGCAAGCCGTTGAAGCCCAAGAAGAAAAGCTACCCGAAAAAGCCCGAAGTCAAATCCTGCTACTATTGCGGGTCAAATAATATTGAACAAATCAGAGTGGCGCATGTCGGAGTTATTCGTACATGCAAAGATTGCAAAGAACAGCTAGACTAAGTCTATGGCCTCTCACGATCAGAGACTCCAGAAGGTATTGGACAAACTATGTCGGGATCTGGTTGAATACTTTGATTCGGGCTTTGTCGTTGCCACTTTTCAAGACGGCGACGAAACCAAAAACGCCTTCCTCAAGTTCGGCAATGATTACGCCATCGAAGGCATTGTATCCAATATCCATGACATCCTCTACGGGCAAGAAGAGGACGAGGACGGGGATGACGATCTGGATGACGGGGATTTGAAGAAGATCATCAAGGACTCTTAATACAATGGCTAATGGAACCCTATCTTTCTCCCTTCCAGAAGAGCGACAAGAGTTTGAAGATGCTTGCAAAGCAGGGGATTTTCGCACTGTTCTTGACAATTTTGATAATGAGTTACGCTCTCATCTTCGCCATAATTCTCATCCCGATTGGGATAGTGCAACTGTTGAAAAAGTTAGGAAAACTCTTTACGATTTGATTGCCGACTACGGCATTCAAGTCCACTAACCACACACACACCTATGACTACAGTATACATCTGTGGGGCCATGCGCGGCATTCCACAACTCAATCATCCTGCATTCTTTGAGGCCGAAGAAACCCTACTGAAAGCAGGGCATAAAGTGATCAACCCCGCAAGGATGGATCAGGAGCTAGGGTTAGATCCCCACAACTCCCAAATGGATAGCAAGTTCATTGAGGACTGTGCCCGAAGGGACATTGATGCGGTCTTTGAGTGCGACGAGTTGGTTCTTCTTCCCAAATGGGAGAAGTCCAAGGGAGCCAGAGCGGAGGTCGCTGTGGCCCAATGGCTGGAAAAACCCTTGCGTCTCTACCCATCTATGGTTAGGTTGGACAAAGAAGATGTGTGCGATATTGCCAAGCGTCTTACTTCCTATGATCGTCAAAGCGACTACGGAAGCCCGATTGATGACTTCACCAAACAGGCTAAAATGTGGGGAGCCATCCTTGGAGTCAATGTGACCCCGCAACAAATCGCCATGTGCATGATCGCGGTCAAACTTTCCAGACTCACCAATTCACCCCGTCATAAGGATAGCTGCGTAGACATCGTAGGCTATGCACGGTGTTTAGATCTCTGTAACCAAGCAACATCTCTATGAGCAAAAAAATAGCAGTCCTTTCGGACTTTCATTGCGGCCACAAGGTCGGACTGACCCCAAAGGGTTATCTACCTGAAGAGCCAGCAGACGAGCGGGCACGTTGGGTCAATGCCAACAAAGCCTACTACAACTGGTATAGCCAGAACATCCGCAAAAACGGCCCATACGATATCATCTTTATCAACGGGGATCTCGTAGATGGGACTGGTAAGAAGTCGGGCGGAACAGAGCAGATCACTACTGACATGGAAGAGCAGTGTGATATGGCGGTTAAGATTATCCGCGAAATCCCGAAATCCAAAAACTGCAAGATTGTTATTACTAGGGGCACCCCCTACCATACAGGGGATTCGGAAGACTGGGAGAACATCATTGCAGAGCGTGTGGACGCCACAATCGGAGAACATGAGTGGGTGGATGTGGAAGGAGTTGTTTTTGATCTTAAACACCATCCAGCGGGCTCTAGCGGCATTCCACATGGCAGACACTCAGGAGTGGCCAGAGATCGCCTCTGGAACCTCATATGGTCTGAAAAGGAGCTACAGCCCAAGGGGGATGTCTTTATCCGCTCCCATGTCCATTACCACAACTTTGCAGGAGGCCCAGACTGGCTGGCTATTACCACTCCTGCCCTTCAGGGGTTTGGTAGTCGTTTCGGGGCTAGACGATGCACGGGTATCGTGGACTTCGGATTCTTGATCTTTACAGTCAACAAAGGAACATACACATGGCAACCCATTATAGCAAAACTAGAGGAGCAAAAAGCTCCAATGATAAAATTGTAGTCCCGTCTTGGGATAGCGTCTGGGATTCCTTCAAGGAAGCCCGAATTAAGACCACTACAGAAGACATGGAGGCAGAGGGATGGAAGCTCGCCATCCATGCCGCCAGAGAGGTTGGTCTTTCCAGACAGGCAATGTTTGACCTTATTTCCAAAGATATGGTTGAGTCAACCAAGAAAAAGATTAATTACGGTGGCAAAACCAGAGAAATGGTGTTTGTCAGGCCAAAATGTTAGCACATATCAAACAACTTAAAGCCAATATTGATGATCGTGGCTGTCTTACGGAGATCTTCCGACTTACAGACGATTCATATGGTTTTGGTCAGGCTTATATTACAACCTGTACACAAGGAGTTATTAAGGCTTGGCACCGCCATAAAAAACAGGTGGATCGCTGGTATTGTGTAAATGGAGCGGCAAGGCTTGGTCTATACAATAGTGAATCGGGAGTTAGTCAAACCATCATTCTGTCATCTTCTGTTCCCATGCTTGTGACAATTCCTGCTGGTATTTGGCATGGTTTTACTCCAGCTTGGGGATATCGTGAAGCAGCTATAATTAATATGCCATCTACTCCATACAATATTGAGAATCCCGATGAAGACAGGATTGGCCCATATGCGTTCAATTATAACTGGAGTCCCGAATCACGATGATTGCTATAGCTACATACGCCACTAAAAAGTATTTCTACTGTTGGAAACAGGTATTGCGCCACATCACCGCAGCAGCCGCCCATCACAAGGAGGCGCACTTTATCTTGGCTACGGATACCAGCAAAGAGGCCAAAGAAGCATTGGAAATAGCCCGCCATGAACTACCAGAAGGATGGAAGGTGGCATCCATCAATATGGAGGTTGATGACTCAGAAGGAGAAAAATACAAAGAGAAAAGCCAGATTCTAATTGCTGCTCTTCAGGGTGCGGCGTTCGGCCTTGCCCGTAAAATCAGGGCCACTTCTCTATGGAGCGTGGAAAGCGACATGCTGGTTAGCGCCGAAAGCCTGAGAGTGGCGGAGTGGGTGTTACAGATGCCACAGGCAGACGGAACTCCTTATTATGATGTGGCGGCGGTGACCTATCCCAACGGACTTTTCTTGGGGGGATTCGGAAGCCCGCAATCGGCCATTAATGAAGACTTTACCATGGAAGAGCGCAAGGTTCCCGAAAGATTAAAGAATGCATTCAAAGCCTGCGAAGCCCGATTCAAAGAATGCAAAGACAAAAAAGTGGCTGAGAAGGAAATGAAACGCATGGGCAGGCTGCGAGACCGAATCAAAAAATGTCCACCAGATGGTAATATATGGGAGATTACAGCAAAATATGGGTGGAGAAGGAGAGGGTGGATGGACTTTGCCTATCCAGCTATTGGAAGAGGATCGATTGTTCCATCTGATTGGTGCGGACTTGGATGCACTTTGCTGAGTCAGAAAGCTCTTTCTTTAGCCACATTTGAGGGCTATGATGGTCGGGGCACTCAGGATCTTTATTTGTGCTGGCATAGGTGGCATCCAGCGGGAATCCGAATCGCCTGTGTTCCGCATACAACATGCGACCATGTGAAGCGCAAAACAAAAGAATCAACCATGGATTCTGAAATCATTCATCACATGGCTTATCACGAAACGAAGGGCGAACACAAGGGACATTTGCGATGCGAGCAAAAATCTTGGATAGGATTTTAGGGGATAAAGGATTCTGGAACTATTCTGTAATAGTTTCCAGCGTATGATTTTGTGACTAGTCCGAATCCTCCGCCAAATTCTCCATCGTTAACAATATCTGCAAAAGCAGGCTCAAATGTATTATACACAACAAAATTTGAATTTGTATAAGTAGATCCACTTTCATAAGAAACGGTTCCACTTGTTTCATTATTGGAAGTGGCGTAAAATGTTGGATATCTAAATATTGTTGGTTTTTGGCTTGATATTGGAGATTGCGTGTAAGCAGCCATGAATTTAACATTCGGAGCAGAATTAACATTTTTTATTTCTTGATTTTGGCCAATGTAAGAAAAGACCTCTCTTGAGCCTCTTGTGAAAATTCTTGTTTGTTCGTTTCCAACCACAGCCCAAGGCACAATAGTTGAATCTGTCCCCTCGGTAATACTTACGTTTGCACCAAAACCATAAGTTGTGTTTCCGCTTGAAAATGATGTTGGCCTTATTCCTCTTGCGGCTTCAGCAAACGAGATAGCCAATGTTGAGTCATTGAACCCAAACGTCCTTCCTTGTATGGATAAATTTGTTCCATAATTGTTGCTATTGGGCGCTCCAAAATTTTCAAAATATGTTTTATCGGCAATTTCTGGAAACCATCCAAATCCAGTTCCGTATCCAACAGATATAATACTATCTCTGAAAACAATTTCATGAAGGGATTCGGCTTCTTTTTCCTCTGTAGTTAAATTGTTGTAGGAATAACTACCATTTCCCTCAATAAATAATTCAAACATTATTTTATCTGTGATTGTGTCATTTTCATTAAATTCTGAAGTTAAAACCTCCAAAGCATCAAAAACAGTGCTTACTGTTGTTGGGCTTGCAATCCAGCCATCAATTGTGGTCGAGGAAAAAAGCTTCGGATATTTTGTAAATGTTGAAAAACCAAAATTCTTACTTGTTGTATATGCCGTTATGGCCGTTATAGCCCCAACAACATTTTCAACAGTATTTACCGTAGTTCCAGTAGTTATTCTAGATGTTTTAGGTGTCGCTGGAAGACTGTAAATTGGAGGTTCAGTTCCAATTTTTCTTAAGTCGGCATATGTGGATGATACGGT